CACATCTTACCATCATTATCTTTTAACTTATATAATGTAGGAAAGTGTGCAATACTTTCTAACACTAATTCAGTTCCCTCTTCTAAATCACCATTAACTTCGTGATGATGTTTTATCGTTTTAAATCTATCACCCTTTTTAACACCAAAGTGTTCAGTAGATGGTTTGTCGAATTTTCTTACTTTGCCCATTTACCTTTTGCTACGACTTTCGCCATCACTCCATAATTTGATATATCTGAAAAACTATCTATCACACTTTCATTTTCAACTGCGTGATTGTTATCTCTCATCAATAGTGTTTTCAATCTTTCTATCTTGTCATTCATACGAAACCAAATACCTAACAATGATAACTTAACATCTTCCTTTGTCTTTAGAATTGTTCCCACCGCAATATTTTGTGGGCCATAGTCATATTGTTTCTTACAAAATAATTCGTATTGGTCTCTTTGTATTTTTTTAAACTCACTTGTCATTTCAGGATATGTTTCTTCCATATACTTAATCACATCAGAATACTCTGACTCTGGCGCCTCTTTCGGAAAATCCAAAGCTGAATCTGGCATACCTTTAGGGGTATCTTTAATCATTTTTTACTCCATATTTTTTTCATTTGTTTTTCGTCTACACCATACTTAGATATAACTGAATATACGACATCTTTACCCATAATGTCAAGCGTTTTTTCAATATTTTCTGAACTTTCTTCAAAGTAATCACATAATATATCCATAGCCCACTTCTCAATCTTAGATTTTTTCTTAGATTTAACATATGGTAAGTATGTATTTCCTCTTGGTAGTATGTTTGTGTAGAATTGGTAAACTGATTTTGGTTTCAGTTCCCAATATTGTTGTATTTCGTTTACTACTTCTATCCACTCTGCTTTCATTGATAAAAATCTATGAACCATATAATTAGACCAAGTCTTTTTATCGGCGTCTGTAATGTTATCCCAATACAATTGGTTCTGAACATTAGTAATTTGTTTTATATGGTCAAATAGTGATTTTGTTTTCATAGTGAATAACCTTAGATATAAATAAGTATCTTTTAATAATCTGAAAATGTATTTTTTTTAATATTGATTTGTCATTGGAACTCGTGGTATTGATACCTTATGTTTTTTGAAATCTGTGCTATCCAAATATAAATCGTTAACTTCTTCGGAAAATTTATATTCATTGACATTGTCAATAATTTGTACTTCGTTTCTTGCAATAAAATCTAAGTTGTCTGACTCATCAAATAATTGTTTATCATCTTTTCCTATCTTGAAATCAAATCCAAAATCAAGTTCAAAATCATCACCATTAGAATTTAGTGAAAAATTTAAGTTAAAATAAGAGTCGTTCAAACCAAAACCCCTAAAGTCATCTCTAACCCTAAAATCAACATCACATTTGTTGGTCAAGTTTACCATTACCCAAGCAAAACCTTTTATCGTCTTTATGATTTCATTTTCAATCTTATCAACTATGTTATTTTTCTCCGTGGATAATAAAAAGTCTTTATTGAATATATCATCGTCTATTTTATTCTTTAAGTCCACCTCGATTTTATCAGCTTCTAACGCATTTTCTATCAATCTCGCTCTATAATATGGTGGGTTTCCACCTTTCTCTTTTGGTTTTATATATCGGAACTCACTTCCTGTCAAGTCATCTCCCTCTTTAGTAAATTTAAATGACCTCAACATAACCTCTGTTAAAAATGACCTTAAATGTCTAATCATTAATACATTTTTATAATCTTTTGATACCCAAGATTTCAGCATAGTTTTTTCTTTTGAAACTTCAAAGTCATCTCTGTAAACATCTAATGGTGTGTGATTTAATATATCTGTTGATTGCATTAAATTTATTAATCCGTTATTACTGAAGTAAGTTCTGTTATCATATAAGAATTTTAATTGTAGCATAAAGTCCATATAGTTTTCTTTGGGATAACCTGGTATCCAACCACCAACAAAAAATACTTTACTTTCATATGCTGATTTTAAGAAGTGACTAACATCGTCAGAAGTTTGCCCTTTCTCCATCAATGCCAATATCTTATTCACTCCATTTTCTATACCGACATTCATATAGTTTAGTCCCACATTAACTGCTCGTGTTAATAGTTCTCCATCGAGTTTTCTATGTGTCCTAAAGTGTCCACCCCAATACATTTTTGGTATCTTTCCATTACCCATTTCTGTTTCTAATTTTTCTACCAATAACTTAAAGTTTTTCATTGACCCATTAATCAAAGAATCTGTAAACCAAAAGTTATTAATGCCAGTTTCTTCAGTCAATTCTTTCATCTCATCAACAATTTTATTATTAGTTTTAGTTCTGTATAATCTTGTCTCACTACAAAATGTACATTTGAAAGTACATCCTCTCGATGTTTGCATTGGTAATTGTAATTCAGTATCGGACTCTTTGGTCAATCTTTTGTAGTAATCCATTATCTCTTTATCCCACTTTGGTATTTCTAATTCGTTTAGATTTTGTGGTAATGCGTGTCCATTGAACACTGGACTTCTACCACTACGACCTTTTTTCAATACCGTAGGAAAACTTGGTGATATTTTATCCCAACGATGAATACCTTTCACATTCTCATAGTGTCCGTCTTCCATATAAAGATTAACTAAATCTGCTATAACTTTTTCTCCATCCGTTGAACTACAAGCTACATCAACATACTCTCTATAATTGTCACCCTCAACTAATCCTGCTGATTCTGCATACCAAGAGTAAGGCCCACCATACCAAATTTGTATTTTTGGATTCATTTGCTTTACATATCTGGCGATATAGTCTGTTGCTACAATATTTGATGTGTAGGTGGTAAATGCCACAACATCATATGTCGATAGTATTTTGATGTGTTCATGCCATAAATCTTTGAAGTAAGGTAGAATTTCCTCTTGAAAGTTTCTTTCTGAATTCCAAGGTTTGTCATTACCCCAATCCCAAAACTTTTCTATGTTTTTTTCTTTAGTGTATAATGATGTTCTGATGTTTAGGTCAAATTGTTCAACTTCAACATCTTTATTTTTGATGTGTGATTTTAAACTACCAATCGCAAACGATGGTGTTAGAACTGACCATTGTGGACAAATGCATAATGCTAATCTCATACAAAACAATCTCCTAACATCCAAGTTATCAATGAATATCTTCTACCTTTTGTGATTGGTGTAACTCTATGTGATAAGAACGCTGGAAAGATTGTAATACTACCTCGTGTTTTTGGAGCGGTGTAATTATTTTCACCTGTTTCATCAGTAATTCCAAACTCCAAATTTCCACCCTCATACTTTGTTTCGTCTGACAACTGAATAATTGCAGTTAGCTTTCTTAGTGAAGTTTCTTTAGAACCAGAATCAGTATGCCATTTATATTTACCACCATTTTCGTATCTAAGTATTTTTACTTTTTCCATTTCTTTTATGTTGTATTTCCAAATAGATTGATTAGATAATTCAAATACCATTTTCAGTTTGTTATTTAGTTTTTCATTGTTAATCGTAACCTCTTTGTTATCACGAACTTCTTTGTTCAAAACATTCTCATCATAATTACCAGCGAGTTCTGATTCAGTTGGTTCACCTGTTTCTAAGTATCTCATCAACTTCTGACATTGACTCAACGATAGAAAGTTTTCTCTATGAACTACAAATTTAAATGTGTCGTTTTGTATCATACGAATGTATCCCCTACTGCCCAAGCTACACAAGAGTATCTTTTTCCTTTTGTTATCTCGGTAATTTGATGTCCTGCAAAAGCTGGATGTATAATTAATCTACCTGTTTTTTGTTCAATGGTTTTTCCGTCAAACAATTTGAACTCACCACCCTCATAATCGTCATTTAATGATACGATACAAGTTAATTTTAATGAACTGAATTGGTCTATTGGATAAAAGTCTGAATGTGGATTATACCAATCTCCAACATCGTATCTATGACATTGTATTCTATTTCTATAAATACCTTTGATATCATACTTGTAATGGACTTGATTTGCTATTGAGATGGCCTCCCAAAATTTATCTAAATACTTTTGTTCGTTTGTTTTTTTTATGTTCAGTAAACAAATACTATCTTCTTTCTCATAGTATTTTGTTTTCTTTCTTTCAGAATTTTTATTTACTTTGTCAATGATATAGTCGCACTCCTCTTTTGTAAAGAAGTCATCTTTTGTTATTACCCATTCGAAATTATTATTTAATTTCAAAGATTCCATATCTATTGGTTTATACATTTTGCTCCTATTTGAAGTGGTCTCCGACGAATAATTCTTGAATTACATATCGGGTTCCATCAGTAACGGGTGTTACATTGTGAGATAAAAATGCTGGAAAAAGAGTTAGTGAACCTTTTAATTTGTTCATTGTATACCACTCTTTTGTATCTTTGTCTTGAATACCAAATTGAACATCTCCACCAACATATTCACTCGGGTCTGTTAATTGAATAATTCCTACTAATTTTCTTATTGAACAAGTTCCTGCATTGAAGTCTGTATGCCAACCATAAAAACCTCCGTGATGATACTTGATTAGTTTTAATTCGTTATCACACCCATTGATATCGAAATGAAATACTTTATCATTTACAAGATTAGCCATTTGAAACATCTTATCTTGTAACCATTTCCAATCTTTATTAGTTTCATCTGGTCTGAACTCATTGTCAGGTTGATTGCATAAATACCATTCTTCTGTTTTTCTGATTTCTGGTATGATTGCGTTCTCACCTTTTTCATCTCCAACACAACCAACTACATTTTGTTCTGATTCTACAATGTCTTTTATTAGTTCATCACATTTTTCTGGTGATAAAAAGTTTGGAATCTGAACTGAATATAAAAAATCGTTATTCTGTTTCTGACTCATCTGATACTAAAACCCTATTCGCAAAGTAATTCCATTGCTTGTTTTGTTAATATTGTATGTCTCTACTAAACCATCAATCTTATCTATATTAGTAACCTTGATGGTATTTAAATCATCTTTCTGAACAATATCACCAACCTCTAATGGAGCTTTCAATTCACCATTAACATAAAACGGGTGGTCATCAGTCGCTTTAATTTCTGTGTTGTCATCAAATTTATATTTTACCACATTGTCGTGTAATACTTTTACAACCTCTAAAACTATCGAGTCTTGTAATTTACCTTTCTCAACATCATAGGTTTTTATTTTAGCCCCTAACTCAATGTGTTTAATTTTATGATAAGTTCCATCTGCCAATGTAATCATCGTATCGCCTGTAAAACATTTGTTATGTGCTAAATAACCCTCTGCAAAATAACAATGTGTATCTTCTACTTCAAAGTTGTATACGGTTTTTGTCTCTTCACTTGTTTCTATCTTTTCTATCTCGTAATAATTTCCATCAAGTTTCATAATCTTATCACCAACTTTTAATTCTTCTGCGTGTACCCACTCACCATCTCTGAAGAATGGATGATTTGGTGTACACTCTAAATCATCGTCAATCATTAGTGTTTTGTCTACATCGTGTACAAATAATTCAGTCACTTTATTTTGCTCGAAAGATTTTTCCTCTGTATCGTATGTTAAAACAATATCACCAACCTCGACATCTTCGATTGGTTTACAACCATCAACTAATTCTATCTCAGTTCCCTCTACAAAGCAAGGTGGAATGTTGTGAACCAATATATTACTTGTGAAGTAAGTATCAATTTGCTCAACATCTAATGAATAAAAGGTTTCATCTTGTCCAACCTCAGATATAGATGTTATTTCTAATTCATTTCCGTCCACATCTAAAAAGTAATCACCTGTTGAAATATCTCTTGATGATTGCCAACTCCAAGTATCACCTTGTTTAACAAAATATTGCTTTATCTTTGCTTTAGTTTGGTCATTAATCGGTAATTTAATACTACCATTAATCAAGTAGTATCCAAAATTTTCTTTACTTAGCTTTCTCACCACAACTGAACCTGAAGGTGTTGAACCAGTCAAATCTGTTGTAGAATAATTCAACCAATCGTCTGCAAACATTTCGTCAGGCATACCAACTGGCTTGTAAGATTTGACAATATCTCCAACTTGTACATCTTGAACTTGTTTTGTTGAGTCATCAAACATTTTTACTAAACTACCACTAGCTGTGGTGTAGTCTACAACTGATTTTTCGTTCCATAAATCTTTGCCAGAAGGTAACACCCATTTGTATGCGGCTTCTATTCCGAAAACATTTCCATAATTATTGTCAAACATTATGTTTTTGTCAGGTGTCATCCAAAAGAATTGTTTTGATGCCACATTATATCCTTCATTATTTAATACACTACCACTTGGGACAATATATTTTTCAATTAATAATGAACCACTATCAACTGAGTTTTGATAAGTAGGATTTGCACCAACATATTTATAAAATTCTAAATTTCTATCGTGTAGTGATGTATCGTCCGATGGATTCTTTACAATGAAGTCTGGATGATATGGATTGTTTGAACTAAAAGAACCTGTATCAAACAAAGGAATTAAACTTGAACTCTCTGGTGATGAATTTAATATAGTTCTAAATGTGTTTTTATCGAATGAACCACTAACGATGTTTAACAATGTATCATCACTAAACCAAGGTGTTTGCATAAATAAATGAAAACTACCTGTGTGGTCATTACTACCTCTTTGTGAAAAATAAGGTACGGAAACATCCTCTGCAAATTCAAAACTTGAACTTATATTGTGTCTTGCAAAACTTGCACTAATCAATGGTTGCTGTAATGATGAAGGACTATACTTTTTACCATCATTTTGTCCATAAATGTATACACTTGTACAACCTTTGTCGTTTGCATAGTCTGATACTAAGTTTACTGAATCAACTTGTTGTGTGTATGTTCCATAAAGACCAACATTAGTGTTGATTTCATTCATATAAACATCATCAGAACCACTCTCAGTTATAAAATCAATATTTCCGATGACTGCCACATTAGTATTTGCTGGCCAACCACCTGCACTTCCTGTGACATAATTTAAATAATTTTCTACTTTTGTTTGAATTGACATAATTTTCTCCTAAGAATAAATATCTACTTAGTCCATTTTTGTAAATATTTTCTCTTTCATAACTGATAATGCTGGTGTATTCCAATCTTCTAACTTAATCATAGCAGTATCGTATCCTTGTTCTTTGATTTCATTACACCTCAACCACACTAAATCACTACCTAATCCTTTATTTCTATGTTCTGGAAACACATAACGATTACACAAGTAAGGATATCGTCTATTCCAATCAATAAAACACCAACCACCCTCAACTAAATAAAATGTCCAACCATCTTTTAGTCTGTTTTGTAAATTATTAAGTGTCCACTCACTCCAAGATTTTCCAAATGAATCTTTAAAGTTATCCAACTCCTCGTCTATCATTTCAATCTGTTCCCACTTTAGCTGATTGTATTTTGTAAACTCTTGATACTTTGGAACTTCTCGTGGTTCGTAATTACTTAAATCTATTTTGTAATACATCTTTTATTTTTTCTGCATATAATTTATTTGATTTAGGGCCTGGATGATTTGTGCGTGTGTAATCTACACAATCAAATTCTACATCAACCATATCTTTTGGAACATCTGAGCATGCGTCATTGTGTTTACCCCAAGTTCCCCATATAATTTTATCTTTTCCGATTAATCTATTCAAAAGTTTATATTGATGTAGGAAACTAAAATAAGTATTGTAATCATTATAATTGTATTTGTCTGGAATAGCCCAAGCTTTGTAAACGATTCCGTCATCATCAAACCAAGTTCTTCTAAATGTGTGTGGTATTGTAATAATAAATATCTGTCGTCTTGATTCAGGCATATAAACTTCTGATAAAGTCTTGACTGCAAAATCTAAACCTGTTCCACCTGCTCCATAATTGTAAACTGCTGTGTTCTCGTCTCCAAGTAAATGAGTAA